TACGTGTAGTAACTTTAGTCTTTTCCACTGTTCGCATCCCTCATCACTAAACTCATACTCCTCACCGATTACCCACTCATCTACTAAATCTTTCATAGCACACCCTTTGCAAAAATTGTTTCCATATCTATTTTGTTAATTTACTAATTGAATTCTCAAGCATAGCATAATACTCTCTACACTCTTTTACTCTTTCTTTCATTTTGTTTACCGTGTTTTCGTCGTACTCTACTTCGAATATCTTTACACGTAAATTCTCAGGTATTCTGTCGTATTGCATTCTATCTCTAACCTTTTGCTCTATCTCTAAGGCTTGCTCGTCTGTAGGATCAATAGCTTTTAGTTTCCACGTTTCCCTTCTTATCTCGTCTTGTATAGCATCCTCGGTATGGTTGATTAAACAATAAGCTACGTAGCCGTTTAGCTTTCCTGTTAAGTCCATGTACGCCAAAAGCTGATACATATAATCTTTGTTTGGCAGCTCGCTATCGAACCAAGGAAACGTAGTAGCATCCCAGCTAGTTTTTATGTCTATAATAGAATCCTCAGTAATAATATCGGGCGTTCCTACAAAGTAATCGTTTTTGAAGCGTTCCTCGTTTTTCTGAACTCCGAAATTTCCTGTAACCTTTGAAAAGAATAAGATACTCTCATCCTCTTGGTTTGTACCCCTTTCAGTGTATCGGTTAGAGAAGTCTTTTTTAATACCGAACTCGTTGTATAAAAATTGTTCCTCTACGGCAGTCTTAGCCGTCTTACTTAAGAACTCCGCTTTTGTGCGGGGGTTAGCCATTATTTTACCAACCCCCGAAGCATGACAATAGTATTTATTCATTGTTGTAAGCTTTTAGTTTGTTCTTTAGTTAACTCGAACTTTTCTATAAGTTCCTCCTTTGTGTAAGTGCCGTCTGCAATAGCTTTAACAGCCTTGTTGAACTGAGCAGAAGTTAAACTAGCTTTCTTAACTACTTTCTTTTCCTGTTCCCCCGCTGCGTCATTATCTACATCTGTCACAAGTCCTAAAGCTGAGCTTAAAGCGTAACGTCGGAAGTAAGTAACTCCTGAGCCGAAAGACTGAAAGTCATTCATGCCTTTTAATTGTACGTAAGGCATAGCAACCTCGCTAGATACTTTTTCCCCGCTGTCAATATGAAATATAATTGTTTCAATGTAGTTAACGCCTTCTTTAGTTCCTAAGTGCTGCATGAAGCCTAAGCCATGTTTTTTTAGTAAAGGGTTAATCTTTTCAAAGATAGTCGGGAGGTCAGCGTAAGAATAGCCGTAGCCTTTTGTCCCCTTGTGAATTGTTGGTACTTCTTGCTGGAAATCAGCAATCGCTTTAAATAAATTTTTCATGTTTAAAAGTTTAATTGTTTATGCAAATATAACTATTTTTTTAATTCCGCGCACATTTTTTTGTATTTTTTTGTTAGTTCCTTGATTTCGTCGATAGTCATTTTTAACGGCTCTAGGTCTTTTCGCTCTAACAAGTTAACTCGCTCCTGTCCTATTCTGTTTATTAATTCAATTCTGTAGTTAATTAAGTTACCTGAGTAGAAAGTATTACAGCGTTCGCATTGCTTATGTACGTTGTCTTCGTTAAATCTTAATTCAGGAGTACTGCCTACGCTCATGTAGTGACCAGCGTTCATCTTTCCGTTATACGTTCCGCAGCTTATACAGCTTCTATCTTTATCCCTTTCACGTATGTAAGCATTAAAAGCAGCTTGTGCTAGTTTCAAGTAGTCTGAGCGAGTAAGTAACTTTTCTTTGAGTTCCTTCTTTCTGTCCTTCCATTGCTTCTCCTTTTGTAGTTTCGTGTATTCGTATCCGCACTTGGTAGAGCAAACAACTTGAAGCGGGCGTAATGGCTCAAACTTCTCTTTACATACTTTGCACTTTTTAGCTCTCATAGTAACTCCTTTACCTCGTTTAGTTGTTTCTTAAGTTCGTCTATCTCCTTATCCTTTTCAAGTAGTAATTTATACTGGTTAAAGTTTTCCCTGTTTGTCTCGGTTAATGTTTTGTCTACAGAAACGAGGAAGTAATATAACTCAGTCAACCCTTCAATACATTTGTTGTTAGTCTCTATCCATTCATGGCTAGGCTGTTTCTCCTTTACCTTCTCGTTAATTAATTTTAACTGCTCGGCTGCTAGTCTTATAGCCCCTTTGCTTAATACTACATCTATTGCGTAACTCATGGCGTTTTAATTGTGTTCCATATCTCGTGCGGGTCTTCATCTAAACCGTTTTCAATATCGAAGTTAATGTTTTTAAATTTGTTTAAGTCCTCCTTCGGCTCGTTAGGTACTATCTTCTGTTGAAAAGCTTGAGGGCGTTTAATTACATCCACCCCGTTAACCGTTAACCCTAAACCGAAGTTATAGTCTAACATAATAGGCTGGTCTTGAAACGTCGGCTTCCCGCCCGTGTCCGTGTCTTTTATCTTTGCTACTTCAATCATAGTAAACTTCCATAACTCAGCGTGTGAAGTTAGGCGGTGAATAACTACGAAGTCATCAGCTTTATTTGCGAACGCTTTACCGCCTTCAATATCCGACTTGAAAGGTATTCGTACTTGCCCGTGCCACATATGGTCTTTAGGGTAAACAGCTCCTAACCTTCCGCTGGCGCTCGTAGGGTGCGCGTTAATAAATACAGAATGCTTGCCCTCTTTAGTCACCATTTTTAGCTCGTTTAGCACGTCGTAGTTACTAGAATAAGTTAAATCGGTTTTTAGTGAGTTCCAAGGGTCTATTAGTAGCGTATCTCTTCCTGAATTTAAGTATAAGTCTATTACCTCCCGCGGCTCATATCGTTTCGTATTGTCGATAAAACTAAAGTGGTTCTCTAACTTTATTTCTGCACGTCTTATTTCTTTGTGGCTTAAGTCCATAAAGGGTTTATTGCAGTACATCTGTACCAGGTCGCGCATTATCTTACCCGCGCTATTCTCGTCGCAGAATAAACAAAAGCTCAAGTCGTGGTTAGTTGCTAGTGCTAGAAAGTACCAAAGTTGAAAATATGTCTTACCTACGTTGTCATGGCCGAGAAATATGTTTAACTGATTGTGCTTGTAAACAAAGTTCTCATCTAAAGCACAGCCTAGTTTTAAGCCTTTAGGTATCTTACCGTCTCGGTAGTCCGTTAAAAACTTTGTGCTGTGTCCGTTGTTTAGTATCATGTATTCGTAGCTTTTTTAACGTGTTCTACTAACGGGTCTACTTTTGCACGTCCGTTCTCTCCGTGTTCTTTCTTAAGCCAGTTCTTAGCCGTCAAATATAAGGAAACATATTTACTATTGCCTTTGTAGTTTTGTATTGACTCAAGTACGGTATCTATTTGCTCTTTTGTATAGTTCTCGTTTAGCTTAATGCATTCTGCTTTTGTTATTTTCAAATGTTTAAAAGACATATATATATCTTTATTATCATTTACATTATCACTATCACTATCATTATCGGCTTTTTTGGGTTTTTCATTTAACCCAGATAACCCATTGGGTTTTTTGGGTCTACCTCCCTTTGCCCCGTTTTCTCGGTTTCTTTCAGCTACCGCTTCATGTTTTTTAAGGTCGCGCTTTAGTGTTTGTTTAATAGGTATAAACGTCATTTTCGTTAGTTTATCCTCGGTCTGCGGGTCTAAGTCGTTAACGTATCTAAATAGATGTTTTACTAATCTACCCGCTTCTGCATCGTCTAACTCCTCAAATGTTTCGAGCCAGTCGCAGTATGCAATAAATGATTTTTTGCCTGTTGCCATAATTTTAAAATTCAAGTTCGTATTGTTGTAAATCTTTAGCCCAAATAAAACAAGTACCTTTGTAATTATAGCTTTCTTTAGCTCTATTTAGTACTTCATGGCTATTGTATATATTTTCTATATAAGCAAAATTATCTATGATTTGAATGCATACATACAGCTTAGCCCGTAAATGCTGAGGTAACTCTTCTAAATTGCAATTAAAGGTGTACGTTTTTTTACTAGTTGTTTTTACTTGGTATGTATTACCTTTTTCGTCAGCAAAATCTAAACCTAAATAATCTTTATCGGCTTTCTGTTTAAATAATAATTCTTTTTGATAAATACATTCAAACCATTTTTGAAAAGCGATTTCTCCTTTCATACCTATTGACTCTTCTTTATTTAAAGAAGAAATGTCTACTTTACCTAAATAATTTCTCATAATTAATCTTTTTTAAAAGTTCCGTTTTCCATTTTTCCTGTTCTATTTTTAATTTCATTATAAGCCGAGTCTATACAAAATTCTAGCTTATATCCGCAAAGTTCCGCAAGGTTAACTAATACAACCACACAATCCCCTAAGGCGTCAATAATTTCTTTTTTATCGTTTTTTAAAAGTGCTTTAGCAAGCTCTCCAGCCTCCTCTTGTAGTTTAATATACTGAGTTTTTGAGTCCCCAAAATCATAAATTCCTTTAGCTTTCGCCCATTCTCTAATTAATTCAAATTTTTCCATTTTTTTATTTATTTTATTACTTCTACTTTTAATCTTGTGTCAGGGTTGTAGTCAATTAATTCTATTTTTGTATAATCAAAATTTGATAGTGTACAATTTACTTTAATTTGAGGTAATTTTCTTTTTTTTCTTAAATTATATGTTGCGGCCATACCTACATGTTGCTCATAAATATGTGCGTTTGCTGCGTTTATTATTACTTCTCTAGCTATTAAATTAAGCTCGTTAGCCATGCTCAAAAGAATAATAGAATACATGCAAATATCATAAGGCAATCCTACAAATAAATCTAACGACCTCATAGATACTACTATGTCTATATACTCTTTTGATATTACAAATTGAAAAGCATAATGACAAGGAGGTAAATTCATAAATTGTAAGTCATTCACATTCCACATTGAACATAATAAACGTCTACTATATTTGTCAGACTTTGCTTGTTTAATTACATTTTCTAATTGGTTTGTCCCATTAAAATTTATTAACTGGTGACCATAAACCTTTCCTAAGGAACCGTCTTCATTTGCCCATAAATCCCAAATATGCACGCCTCTTTCATTAAGATAGCTTATATTAGTCAACCCTTTAAGCATCCATTCAGTTTCAATAAAGCAAGTTTTTGGAAATATTTTTTTACCTGTAACAGCTGGAAAACCCTCTAATAAATTTGCTTTAATTTGTGCCCCCACAATTTGTCTTGTAAAGCCATTTCTGCCTCTTATTTTTTCTCCTTTTTTTAAGCAAGTTTTCATAACCTCGCTATATTCATTTTCGAATTTATTCATTTTCTAGTAAATTATTAAGTGAACCAATATAAGCAACCGCGTCTAGCAAATTGTCTTGCTTATGACTATAAGACTGCCTAGCTAATTTTAAAGCTATTAACACGTTATAAGCATCAATTATACTTATTTCTTTTGAGCTCATAGCTGAAGCTATCTCAGAAGTTTTCCGCATACATTCGTGAAAATCTCCATATTGTCTTTCTTTTTCTTCTGAACGCTCGTTAACAATTTGATCTGCTTTTTTTAAAATGTTCATGTTTATTTTTTTTAATTAAATAAAAAACCCCTGTAAATCCATGAGGGTTCGACGTCTCACTTCATTACAGAGGTTAATAAAATCTCTTTGTTGCTTATGTGTCGAACCGCAACTTTTACAAATATAATAAATTAATCTAGTTTTAAGCTATATTCGTCTAATATTATACTTATTTTATACCTACAATTTTCTAAAGCTTCATAAGCTTGCTCTGTTAAGTCGGTATTGTACTTTACTTCCGACCTTAAATATTGGTCTAAGTCCCACATTGCTAACTTCCACTTGTAGCCGTCTAAGGCTGTTAACGCTTCCTCTGCGTCTTCGTCTTTAAATTCTAGTGTTATTTTCATATCATTGCATTTTTATAAAGTTCGTCTACATCTACTTCTTTTATGTCCTCCTCTATGTCGTGCCATCGGTTACTGTCGTGGTATCGCTCTTCTCTACTAGGCGGGGGAGAAACTATGTAAGGCTTATACTCAGCTTTTCCATCCTCGTACTTTAGATTGGCTAGGCACATTCTAGCCCAGTTTAAATCGC